CTGACCGTGCGCTTCGAAAACGCGCCGGCCGGCTTGCGCGCCGATCCGCCACAGACCAATCAACCGGGCCTGGCGGTGAGTTCGCGCATCGGCTATCGCTCGTTATCCACAGGAGGTTCCAATGAGCTGGCGTGATCGTTTGTTGCCGGCGTCGTTTCGTGGCGTCGGGTTCTGGGTCGACCAGGCGAAAACCCCGGTCGGCCACAAGGGCCAGTTGCATGAATATCCACAACGCGACCAGCCGTTTTTCGAAGGGCTCGGCCAGCAGGCGCGGACTCATGAGCTGACCGCGTTCATTGTCGGCCCCGATTGCCTGGAACAGCGCGACAAGCTGCTCAAGGCGCTGGAACAGGGCAGTGGCGAACTGGTGCATCCATGGCTGGGGCGCTTGCAGGTCAAGGTCGGTGAATGCGACATGACCCAGACCCGCCAGGACGGTGGGTTGGTGACGTTCGCTCTGAAGTTCTACCCCGATCAGCCGCTGCAATTTCCGGCGGCTGCGATCAACAGTCAGAAACTGCTGCTGGTGTCGGCCGACAGTTTCCTCGGGTCGGCCGTGCGGCGCTTCGAAGACGCCATGACTCTGGTCAAGGCCGCCCGGATCGGCATCGCTGACCTGCGCAACAGCCTCAAGGATGTCTACGGGGTGATCGAGCAGGAGCTCAAGCCTTTGATCGAGACGTACCGGCAACTCAGCGACCTGGTCAAGGCGGTGAAAGAGTTGCCCAAGGAAGTCGCTGCCGAGTTCAAGGGTTTGTTGGGTGACATCCGCGAACTGAAGGATTTTGCCCGTGACGGCTATCGCGGCGTGATTGCCGGCGTGTCGCAACAGGTCGAGGCCATTCGCAAGGCGGACGCGCCCAAGCTCACCACCGGCAAGGACACCACGGCGGCGGCCCAGGCCGTGGCCGATCTGGTTCAGGACACCCTGTTGGTGCAGGCCGCGCAATGGATCGCGGCGATGCCGGTGGCGGCTCCGGCGGTCAAGTTGACCGCCACCCCGTCAGTGGCGCAACAGGCGGTGCAGCCGGTCCAGCGCCGGGAGGTGCCGGTGGCCGATGATGTCCTGGCGTTGCGCGATGCGCTCAACGAGGCTATCTGGCAGGCGTCGCTCAAGGCCGATCCGGAGCACTACCAGGCGATGAACAATCTGCGTCAGCACATGGCCGCGCACCTGACAGCGGTGGCGTCGTCGGGTGTCAGGCTGGTCAGCCTGTCGTTCAAGCAAAGCCTGCCGGCGCTGGTGGTGGCGTATCAGCAGTTCGCCGATGCCACCCGAGTGACCGAAGTGACCCAGCGCAACGGCGTGGCCCATCCGGGGTTCCTGCCGCCCAACGACCTGAAAGTGTCGGGGGAGTGAGCCATGAACGATCCCGACAACGCGGTCTCGCTCACGGTCGGCGGCCTGGATTACGGCGGCTGGAAAAGTGTAGAGATCACCGCCGACCTGGAGCGTCAGTTCCGCACCTTCAAACTGGACATCACCTGGCAATGGCCGGGGCAAACCCAATCGGTACCGATCCGTCCGGGCGATGAATGCCAGGTGCGCATCGGTTCCGACCTGGTGCTCAGCGGGTATGTGTTCAAGGCGCCGGTCAACTATGACGGACGCCAGATAAGCCTGAGCATCGAAGGCGGGTCCAAGACCCAGGACCTGGTGGACTGCGCGGCCATCAACCGGCCGAGCCAATGGCGTGGGCAAACGGTGCTGAGCATCGTCCAGGCCCTGGCATCGCAATATAGCGTGGGGGTGGTCAGTGAGATCCCGGAGACCGCGCGTTTGAGCGAGCACAGCATCGTGCCGGGGGAAACCGTCTTTCAATCCATCGACCGATTGCTGACCTTGTTCCGGGTGTTTTCCACCGACGACGCCGAAGGGCGGGTACTGCTGGCAAAACCTGGCAGCGCTGGCCGAGCCAGTGATGTGCTGGAGCTGGGCAAGAACATTCTCTCGGCCAACGCGCCGATGGACTACAGCCAGGTGTTTTCCGAATACCGGGTCATCGGCCAGCACAAGGGCAACGACCAGCAGAGCGGGGCGGCGGTGAGCGAAGTCTCGGGCACCGCTACCGACCTGAGCTTCAAGCGCAAGCGGGTGACGGTGATCAGCGAGAGTGCCCAACTGACCTTTGACCTTGCCCAGCAACGGGCCGACTGGGAAAGCGCCATTCGCACAGGCCGGGCGCTGACCACCACCTACCGTGTACAGGGCTGGCGCCAGGCCAACGGCGACTTGTGGCGGCATAACACGCTGGTGCGGGTGATCGATCCGGTATTGGGATTTGACAGTGACATGCTCGTTTCCAAAGTCACCTATTCACTGTCCGCGCAAGGTTCCATCACCACCCTGCAGGTCGCTCCGCCCCATACGTTCGATGCGAACCCGGTGCCGCCCAAGGCCTGACGCTGGACTCTTGCCTACCGCAATCCTCTGTGGGAGCGAGCCTGCTCGCGATGACGGCGGTACATCCGACATGGGTACAGGCTGAACCACCGCTATCGCGAGCAGGCTCGCTCCCACAAGGTCCTGTTGCTCTCTCCATTCCAAAGGAAACCCCATGAGCCTACTGACCCGCCTCCTGGCGCGCGGCACTGTCGTGCTCGCCAACTCAGCCTCCAAGCTTCAATCGCTGCAAATGCGCCTCACCGCTGGCGAAGTGAATGACGACATGGAGCACTTCGAACCCTACGGCTTCACCAGCAACCCACTCGCCGGCGCCGAGGGCATTGCCACGTTCCTCGGCGGTGATCGTTCCCACGCCGTGGTCCTGGTAGTCGCCGACCGGCGCTTTCGCCTCAAGGCCCTGGCCCCCGGTGAGGTGGCGATCTACACCGACGAAGGTGACCGAATCCACTTCAAGCGCGGCCGCGTGATCGACATCGACACCGCGACCCTGAACATCCGCGCCAGCAGCGCAGTGAACATCGACAGCCCGGTGATCAATCACACCGGCAAGATTATTTCCCAAGGCGACCAGATCGCCGGGGGCATCAGCCAGATCAAGCACGTGCATGTCGGCGTACAGGCCGGCAGCGGCCAGACCGGCGCGCCGGCGGGAGGTCAATGATGTTCATCAGCCAGAACCTGCACGCCGCGCTGACCCGCTCGGTGCTGATCAGCCTGTTCACCTGGCGTCGCGCGGCCGACGACGATGCCGTCGATGACGAGGAACGTTTCGGTTGGTGGGGCGACACGTTTCCTACCGTTGCCGACGACCGTATCGGTTCACGGCTGTGGTTGTTGCGACGGGTCAAGCTGACCCGCCAGACCCAAATCGACGCCGAGTTCTACGCCCGCGAAGCCTTGCAATGGCTGATCGACGACGGCCATTGCAGCGCCATCGACATCATCAGCGAACGCCTCGACGCCCAGCGCTTGAACCTGCGCACGGTCCTGACCCTGGCCGATGGCGAGCGCCTGGACATCAACCCCGATAACAGTTGGCAGGTGATCTATGCCGTTTGAAACCCCTTCGCTGCCGGTGCTGATCAAGCGCGCCCAAAGCGACCTGGCCAGCGACTCGCTGCGCCAGTCCGATGCGCAAGTGCTGGCGCGCACCCTCGGCGGCGCCGCCTATGGCCTGTATGGCTACCTGGATTGGATCGCCGAGCAGATCCTGCCGGACAAGGCCGACGAATCTACCCTGGAACGTATCGCCGCGCTGCGCCTGAACCAGCCGCGCAAAGCAGCCCAAGTCGCGAGCGGCAGCGTCAGCTTCACCGCCACCGCAGGCGCGGTGCTGGACGTTGATACGCTGCTGCAATCGCGCGACGGCCGGAGCTACAAAGTCACCGCCGCCCGTACCACCAGTAATGGATTGAACACCACCACCATCGCCGCGCTGGATGCTGGCAGCCTGGGCAACGCTGACGCCGGCCTGGTCCTGACCCCGGTGCAGCCGATCCTCGGCGTCGGCAACAGCTTCACCGTGCTGGCACCAGGATTGACCGGCGGCGTCGCCCGGGAAAGCCTCGAATCCCTGCGGGCGAGGGTGATCCGTTCCTACCGCATCATTCCCCACGGCGGCTCGGCCCAGGACTATGAAACCTGGGCCTTGGAATGCGCCGGTATCACTCGGGTCTGGTGTCGCGGCAACTACCTGGGACCGGGCACGGTCGGCCTGTTCGTCATGCGAGATGACGATCCACAGCCGATTCCCAGCGCCGAACAACTGGAGGAAGTCCGGGCCCATATCGAACCGCTGCGCCCGGTGACCGCCGAGGTGCATGTGTTGGCGCCGACCCAGGTGCCGGTGACCTACCGGCTGCGCATCACCCCGGACACCAGCGCCGTCCGGGCGGCCATCGAGGCCCAACTGCGCGATCTGCATAACCGCGAAGCCGGCCTCGGCGAGACCCTGTTGCTCACCCACATCGCCGAAGCCATCAGCAGCGCTACCGGTGAGACCGACCACAAACTGAGCGCACCGAGCGCCGATGTGACCGCAGCCAGCAATCAGTTGCTGACCTTCGGAGGTTGCGTATGGCTGGAGTGAGAACCCCCGAGCAATACCAGGCCCAGCTGCGCAGCCTGCTGCCCAGCGGCCCGGCGTGGGATCCGGAGCGCGTACCGGAACTTGAGGAGGTGCTGGAAGGCATCGCCCAGGAACTGGCCCGCCTCGACGCCCGCGCCGCCGACCTGCTCCACGAAATGGACCCGGCGGGCGTGAGCGAACTGGTGCCGGATTGGGAGAGGGTGATGAACCTGCCGGATCCGTGCCTCGGCGCCACGCCGCTGTACGACGACCGCCGCCTGGCGGTGCGTCGACGGTTGCTGGCGGTGGGCAGCCAGGCCATCGCGTACTACGTGGAAATCGCCAAGGGCCAGGGCTACCCCAACGCCACCATCACCGAACACAAGGCCCCGCGCATGGGCCGCGCCCGTTTCGGCGAAGCGCATTTCGGCACCTGGCAGGCGCAATTCATGTGGACCCTCAACACCGGTGGACGACTGTTGCTCGGGCGACGTTTTGGTGCCAGCTATTGGGGCGAGCGGTTTGGCGTCAACCCGGGGTCGGCGCTGGAGTGTCTGATTCATCGCAGCGCGCCGGCGCATACCAGGGTTCACATCAATTATGACTAAGGAGTAGGCGGATGGATTATCCGAAGAGTGTCCCCAGCGCGGGGCTGGTGAACGGTAGGTTCGTGGATGAGAACCCCTTGATGGGAACGCCGGGCTCGCTGATTCCAGCGGCCTGGGGCAATGGCGTCACGCAGGAAATCGTAAATGTCATCAAGGCGGGGGAGCTGACGCCGGACGAGACGAAGAATGATCAGTTGCTCCAGGCGATCCAGTTGGTCACCGCCAAGGGATGGAGTCAGGATCTGGCGCTCCCGCTTGCTGCCTTGCCTTTGCCCACGATTGCCTCCGCCGATGGCCGGTTAGCCATCACGCCTGCGGCGGCAACCACCAGTGGTGGGCGGGTTTCGATTCCTGCGGGTGTGTACATCAGCATCGGGCAAGAAGTAGTCAGCGGGCGTTTGGGCCGGCCACGTACTTATGTCACCTCGGCTTGGAGCAGCGCTGATCTATTGCCCAGCTCCGGCTATTTTCTAAGAGCGCAGGTGGTAGGGGATGCGCTGACTTTCTACCTGCAGCGTGGAAACCTCTTCGACGCTGCCCCCGACTCGCTCAAGGGGAGTATCAACGGCGCGGCTGGCGGCGGGTTTCAATCCACGCCCCTGGACATCTGCCTGGCCTGGGTGCTGACCGGAGCGCCGGGCTCCTTGCCGGTGGTTCGATCGATATACAACCGCCCGCGATTGAGTTGGACTCAAACTGTAAATGGAACCGGGGTGGTGTATCTGCCGCTCGATCCGCATGCCCGTGCTGCACGCCTCGTTGCAGGCAACCCCACGCCTTCGTCGACTGCAGTGACTTCAGTGGCTTTTGCCCAGGCAGGCTGGCTGGGGGGTAACTACAGCTATCTGTCTCCCTCGGCACAAAGTATTGGCAACAATCCGGGGGGCTGGACGAACCCTGCAAGTCCGTCGATGTGCGTATTGTTTTCTAACAACGTTGTCAACGACGTGACGGTTTCCACCGTCACGGCCAGTTTTGATCATTCCCAGTTGCGTTCGCTTTGGCAGTGCTTCCAGGCCGAGCACACATTGGGGGTGAACAACGCCGACAGCGATGAGTTGCTACTGAGCATGGGCATCAAAGGGCATCAGGCGCTGACTGATTACGATGTTGGAATCGCGGTCAACTTTACCAACGCAGTGAATGTCCACCTGTCCTGGGAGCTGATCCGATGAAAGTCATCCAAGAGCTGCATCACTACGAAAATGAACTGCGCCCAGCGCCGCCGTCCCCCGCTCATATCTGGGATGATGGCCAATGGATACTCAGTGAAGAAAACGCTGCCGAGCTGTTGAGCATAGGAGGCGAGCGACTGTGCGCGAGAATCGATCGGGCCGCCGACGATGCCCGTCGGACCCTGGTCGGCGATCCGTTACGTGCCATGGAGTATCAGCAAGCCGCCCTCCAGGCACAGGTGTTCAGGGATGAAGGCTACCCGAAGAAAGCTACTCCTCCCGCCGTGGCGGCATGGGTGGCCAAGGGCCGGACAGCCAGGCAGGCCGCAGACCAGATCCTCGCCAGGGCTGCCGAGTTCGATTCGAACCTGCTGGCGCTTCGCGAGCTGAGACTCAAGGCCAAGGCGCAGATTCGCGCGCATCTAGCGAAGGGCAAATCGGACCTGGCGAAAGCAGTGGCTGATGACGTTCTCGCAGCCATTGAAGCGTTGCGCTTGCGTGCGTGATTTTTTCATCTGCTCATAGAGAAATAAAACATGGATTATCCAAAAAGTGTCCCCAGTGCGGGCTTGGTGAATGGCAGGTTTGTCGACGAGAACCCGCTGACGGGTATGCGAGGATCTCTGATTCCTGCCAGTTGGGGGAATGGTGTCACGCAGGAAATAATCAATGTCATTCAGGCTGCCGGAATGACACCCTCAGAGGAGGCCTACAGTCAATTGCTTGCGGCACTGCGCGGCAGTGGGTTGTTTCTTACCGCGCCCCAGTTCGTTAATGATAAGAGCGTGGCAACTACAGAGTTCGTGGTTCGCAACGGAGTGCAACATTCCGGCTTCGATGTCTACAGCAGCAGTGCCTCATTGACGCTGAAGGATGTGGGCGGTGTTGCCAGTTTTGCCAGCGAAGTGCCCGTTACGGCCAAGTTGCCAGCAACGACGGGAATCCTGCATGGCGCAACCATCAGAATCGTCAATGCAGGTACCGGTGCGGTAACTGTTTCGACAGTTTCCGTAGCCGATAAGCTGTCTGCATCGAATGGGGTGGAGGGAACCATCAGCATCGGACTGGGGGAAACAGCTGAGTTCATTAAGCTTAATAGTCAATGGCGGCTGATTGGCGGAACGGCAGCCTTGAAGTATTCGGCGATGTCCGCTTCGTCGCTACAGCCCAACGGTTGGAAACGGATTCCCGATACGACCAGCCCGACGGGCTACATTATCGAGCAATGGGGAGTTTCATCGAGCGGCGCGGATGCGAACGGTGTACTGGTGACGTTTCCGATGTCGTTTCCTAATGCCGTCAGAAATATTTCGGTGACTGATGGAGGGCCTACGTGTGCTTCGTTCGGTGTTTCCATCGCGTCGTTGAGTCAGTTCAGACTTTATGGTCGCGATTACAACGGTGCCTATTCAAACTGGACCGGCCTGTGGCGTGCAACCGGTTATTAAAAGGAGACAGGTATGCTGCTTTTTTATGCTCCATCCACGGGCGGTTTTTACAACTCCGTCGATCATGGCAAGAAACTTCCTGACGATGCAGTCGAAATTTCCGAGGAAGCTTATAGTGCGTTGTTTGCGGCTCCATTCCTGAATAAGCGGATCGAGTCGGACGACACCGGGCGTCCGATACTTTTGGAACTTCAAATCAAGACCGAGACGCAGATGAATAAGGAAACACAGTGGCGTGACGCACAGCTCACCGCGACCGACCGCCTCGTAGCCCGGGACCGCGATGAGATGGACGATGGTGGCGGCACGACGCTGGACCAGACTCAATACACACAACTCCAGGCCTATCGACGCGCCCTGAGGGATTGGCCGCAGGATGAGTTGTTTCCTGCTGCTGAACATCGTCCAGTCGCGCCGCTCTGGTTGGCGACGCAACTTCAGTAATGCTTTTTCATCGGTCAGAATATGGACGTTACACAAGATCAACTCATCGACATCATGCCTAACGCCCGCTCCCAAGCGGGCGTTTTTGTTTCCGCGCTTAACACCGCCATGTCCCATCACCGTATCGACACGCTCAAACGTATTGCCGCGTTCCTGGCGCAGGTCGGCCATGAGTCAGGACAACTGCGTTACGTGCGCGAACTTGGCAATGAGCAATATCTAAGCAAGTACGACACCGGCTCGTTGGCCGTTCGCCTGGGCAACACACCTCAGGCCGACGGCGACGGTCAGAAATATTGCGGTCGCGGGCTGATACAGATTACCGGGCATGACAATTATCGACGTTGCAGCCTGGGCCTGTTTGGCGATGAGCGTTTGCTGGCGTTGCCTGAACTGCTAGAGCAACCGCAGTGGGCAGCCGAGTCCGCCGCGTGGTTCTGGGAACAGAACGGCTTGAACGAACTGGCCGACCGCGACCAGTTCAACAGCATCACCCGGCGCATCAATGGTGGCTTGAACGGCCTGGACGATCGTTTGCAACTGTGGGCGCGGGCGAGGGCGGTGCTATGCCAGTCTTCGGCCTGATGCCGTTTTCTTCGCGCACGCTTGGCGTCGTTGCGTTGCTGGCGCTGTCGACCTGTGGCTCGGCGACGCTGGCGTGGCGGCTTCAGGATTGGCGCTATGGCCGGCAATTGGCACAAATGGCCCGCTCCCAGGCTGAAACCTTGAATCAAATAACCCTGGCGGCAGCGCAGCAACAAAAGGCCGAACAGGCCAAACGCCTCGCCCTGGAGCAGAAACTCTCCTCCAGCGAACAAACCCACTACCGAGCCTTGAGCGATGCCCAACGTGATCAGGATCGCCTGCGCGATCGCCTTGCTACTGCCGATGTCCGGCTGTCAGTCCTCCTCGACGCCGACGATGTTGCCGCCGGTTGTGCAGTGCCTGCCGCCACCGGCCCCGGCGGCCTGGATCATGGCGCCCCACGCGCCCGACTTGACCCGGCGCATGCTCAACGAATTATCGCCATCACCGACGAAGGCGACCGTGGATTGATCGCCTTGCAGGCTTGCCAGGCCTATATCAGAGCGCTGGGTCAGTAGTCCGGCAAACCTTGCAAGCTTCGGATGCTCGTGTACGGTAGGCCTCATTGCGTCGACATCAGGAGAAGGTC